ATGTCAATTGAAGATGAAATTTTAGCTAATCCAGTGTTACGAGAGATTCAAAATTCACTAGAATTACAGACTGCGAAAGGTCTTGCGAAGTATGGTACAACAGTCAATCCGATGGATTACACAACAATTGAATGGATTGAGCACGCAATACAAGAGTCGATGGACAAAATTGTTTATTTGACAGTACTAAAACAGAAACTGGAGGAAATGCAGAATGCGAGAGATTAAATTTCGGGCATGGTGGAGCAACATTGGAGAAATGGAATACTTTGATACAGTAGCATTTTTAAATTTTGAAGATGGTACTTTAATTTATCAAAAACATCCAGAAGAAGAAACTTGTACAGATGAGATATCAGATGGATTCGAATTAATGCAATACACAGGATTAAAGGACAAGAACGGGAAGGAGATTTATGAGGGGGATATTTTAAAAACTCCTTCAGCAAGTGGAATAGGAGACATCATAACAACTATAGAGTGGACTGAATTTAGTTGGAAAGAGAAATTAATTTATTCACCTATTCACCAATTTTACGAGTATTTTGATTTCTCAGATGAAACTGGAAACGATTGTGAAGTCATCGGCAACATCTACGAAAATCCTGAATTGTTGGAGGGCATAGCGTGAGCAGAGAAATTAAGTTTAGGGCTTGGGTTGAAAATGAACACATCAAAAATGGTCCGTATCCATTCATGAATCAACATATCGAATTTATGGGAGGGTTAATAAACGATATTTTCGCCACAAGTGGCAAAGAGCCATTAAATTCACTTCATAACAAAATTACTTATATGCAGTATACGGGTTTAAAGGATGCCAAAGGAAAAGAGATATACGAAGGGGATATTGTTGATTACTTAGGCGATATAGACCATATAAACAGCAATGTATTACGTGTTATCGAATATAAAAACGAGGAAGCATGTTTTGTAGCTAGACTACCAGTAGGCGTTGATGGTGAGGAAGCAGTTTATTTGAATGAACATGATTTTAAAGTCGTTGGCAACATATACGAAAACCCTACACTACTGGAGGAACTACAAAATGGAACTAAATAAATTTCAAGAGTTGTCAAAACGAACAATGCCATTACAAGGTGAGCCGAAAAACCATATTCATAAAGAACATGGCATAACTAATTATGCTTTAGGCTTGATTGGTGAGTGTGTCGAGGTATTGAGTGCTGTTAACGATCGTGATGCAATTCTAAAAGAAATTGGTGATGTATCGCATTATGCTTTTGGTATCCTAACCTTCTTAGGCGAAACATACGAGCCACTTGCTAATTATACTGTGGAAGGCACAAGAGAAAGCATAATCAATAAAATCATCATCCTATCCGGTGAGATTTCAGAACAAGTGAAGAAATTCGTGTTTCATCGTCATGAATTAAATTCAAGTAAGATGATATTAGCATTAAAAATGTTAATTCAAAATTTAATTGTACTCGCTGAAATGTACGATTCATCCTTTGAACAAATTTGCAAAATGAACATTGATAAATTGAAATTGCGTTATCCAGATAAATTCAATGTTGAGGATAGTAAAAAGCGTGTTGATACGGTGCAGTAGAAAGGGTGAGTGGAATGCAACGAGTCTTAGATGCCTGTTGCGGCAGCAGGATGTTTTGGTTCGATAAGCAAAATGAGGATGCGTTATACATGGATATTCGTGAAGAAGAAGCTACATTGTGTGATGGTCGCCGATTAGTTGTGAAACCAGATATTGTCGCTGATTTCCGTAACATGCCGTTTGAAGATGACAGTTTTCACATGGTGGTATTTGATCCGCCGCACTTAGTACGTGCTGGAGATAATTCGTGGCTAGTTAAAAAATATGGCAAATTGAATGAAGCTTCTTGGAGAATGGATTTGATGCAAGGTTTTGATGAATGTATGCGTGTACTAAAACCAAATGGCACATTGATATTCAAATGGAACGAAGACCAAATTTCTTTACGAGAGGTTTTGGACTGCTTTGGCCACAAACCGTTATTCGGGGATAAACGCAGTAAGACACATTGGGTAGTGTTTATGAAATAAATTAATAGAGGAAGTGGTGATTCAATGGCAACCAAATACGCATTGTATAAAGGTGATGAACTACTATCGGTTGGAACTATTAAAGAGTTAGCAGAACAATTTCAAGTTGGTGAAAGGACAATCCATTTTTATATGACACCAACATATCAAAAGCGCACTAGTGAAAGAAAAGGCAGACGATTAATTAAGCTTGATTAATGAAATAAACAAACAAGGTAGGTGCTGCACATGCCTACGTTATCGCGTAGTGAAACACAAACGATTGAAAAGTACTGGACTGATTATGAAGTCTATAAAAAACAATTAAAATATCGGGAATGGGAGTTATTAAATCCACACAATGAAGATGCCTTAAACTTTAATGCCAAGAGTAGTAAAATATCCAATCCTACACATAATAAAGCTGTAGTTCTAATGAATGATGTCTACTATCAAAATTTAAGCCGAATCGTAAAAACTGTGGAGGACATTTACAAAGAACTTGATAACGACTTAAAAACAATTGTCGATATGCGTTATTGGGACACAGAAAACAACTGTTATGAATGGCAGCATATCGCAGATGAATTATATATGTCTGTTCAACGTGTACTACGAAAACGCAATGCATTAATTGACATGACAGCTAAACGAATTGGTTGGATGATGTAACAGAAATGTGAGTTATCAAAAACGTACTATATAACGCTAATCCTAAAAGTGATTTAATAATATTAAAAGTTTATTTTCAATTACTTTTAGATTAGGAGACAAACAAATGATTCGGAAGAATTTATATCAAATATTTTCAAATAAGCTTGATTCGAATATTATGTACTTTTATTTGGGGAAAACAGAAGAAATTAGAAAAGGAATGATCCCTGAAACCTTAAATGAATTAGAACAAATATTAAAAGAAGAATCATCTTACTATAATGAAACTAAAAACACTAGAGAAGTTATAAAAGCTTTTTTAGCTAAACGTAAAACGGAAATGCTAAAAGACAAAGAAGTGTTATTAGATGCTCCATCTGAAAGAGATATGGATGAAAGTGAAATTGAAGATAACGAGGGAATACTTAAATATGTTGAAGAAATGATTTATTTTATAGTCGAATTGGAGAAAAATTATTAGTAATTAATATTAATTAGGATATATGCGTAATTGTGAGGTATAGTGAACTTCGCTAAAAAACGTTGTAAATTGATATTGTGATAAGTTTTCAAAAGCGCACGGAAATGCGTTGAAAAATAGTATCTACAATAATAACCACGATCGCTTGTACGTGTGTTGCTAAAAACAAGCATTCAACTTAATAAGGCGATAGTGGCGGAATAAGTAGACGCTAAAACGTAGATTAATCAGCTTTAGTTATGAATTTTGACTATAAGTAACAGTAACAAGAACTTGGTCAAGGCTGTGTATTGTGCAATGGATAAACGCCTTTTATGGCACTAAAAGCAAGCGTAATCTTGTGAACTAAATTATGGCGCCAGTAACAATATAATGGCTACGATTCATATAATTCTAAAGTGGTGCATAAACGGTTAGATTAATCATGTAAGGTGTAAATCCTTACCTGTCGTTAGGTTTACCGTATCATACTTATAGTATAGGTACCTACAAAGCCTTGGTTGAAGGCAGGAAAGACAACCATATAACTTAATAAGACGATTGCGGGATCGTCAACACTACGGAGAGGCTACTATGTTGGTAGTCTCTTATTATTTATGTCAGATTTATATTATTGGAATAACATACCATTTATCCTATGATATATAGGTAGATTGGAGGTGTTAAATATGTTACAAGTGAAAGTTGTTAAAGCTTCAGGTGCAGCGACTTTAGAAGAAAAAATCAATACTGCTCTAGCTAATATAGAGTCATATGAATTTGTTGACTTGAAAGTTAGCGGTGCTAATAATGGTAAGGACGAGACTTTTGTGGCTGTAATACTTTACAAATAATAAATTACATAAGAAGTCGCACTCACTATGAGTTGCGGCTTTTTATTATGCCATAAGAGGGTCTAGTACATGATGTACCAAAGCTATAACTATGAATTGTGGAGGGCTGTATCATGATTGATTTATCACAAGAAATTAATGAACTGAAACGCGAAAGAGATGCAAAGCTTATGGCACTTTATCATGAGGTTGGTAATTTATTTGAAGGTATTCAATCTAATGTATGTACTGAAATATTAACAGAACGGTTGAAGCGTCAAGTTGAATCACTAAGAGTTGTGGAGGGCTGAACAATGGAATTAACAAAGGCTGAAAAGATTGTATTAGTATCTATGGTTACTGATTGTATAGGTGTTGAAGTACTTATCGAACTATGCGGAAAAGAATCTGTTAGCAAACTTGATGTAATGGCAATTGATTTGGCAGGTAATACAACTCCAAACGAAATGAGTGAGATTGGTCCAAGTGCTGTTAAGAAATTAGTTACCAGTATATTAGATGAATCGCTTAATCAAGAGGAGGGATGAACAATGCAAGTTTGTGAATGTATGAATGACTCGTCCCATGTATTTAAAGGCAGACATTTAGATGGTGTAACTTGCCCTGTTTGTTGTGGTCCTGTTTTACTTAAGCCTTATGACAAGGAGAAAGATAAGAGCTTACCATATTACAGAGACTTAAAGAAACAATACAATAAAAAGTTTATACAAAGTGAATGTTTAAGATGCAAGCATGTTCAGAAAAATGAATGTAATAACAAAGCCATTGATGTATTTGTGTGTGAGAAATGTAATGGTGCTTCCGTTGATACATGGACTAAGAACATTAAATATCTGGCTAAACCAAAGTCTACAATCACCATTGATTTAAATTTCGATGACAAATCTAAGTTAAAGCTTAGAGCAATTGCAAAGCATGTTGGTGCATTGGCTGATGAGTTGGATAGGATTGATAATGGAATTGTTAAAGATGGACCACAGATGCAAATCGAAAAGCTTAAAGAAATAATAATATCAATTGGCAAAGTAAATGGTAAAAGTGCCGAGGAAATTGACAGCGCATTAAAAGATTTTACAACGCGAATAGAAGGGAGCAACTGGTTATGAAATTAGCAATTGAAATATTTGAGAGGGAAAAACGAAATGCTCAAAAAGAATTGAAACACACGAATGAAAATATAAATCACCATTCCGAACAATTAACCAAATTGAATAAAGACAAAACAAAAATCGAAAATACAATAGTTGAAATAGATGATGCTATCCTTAAGCTTAAAGGCGGTCAATGATATGGAACCAATCTACGCTAAGTGCAACAAGTCATGCGGTCATAAGTTTTATGTCCAACACTTTAAGAAAGACAAACTTCATAACTCAATTGAGAAGACATACTTCAACTGTCCTAACTGTGGACGTGAGTATGTCTGTTTTTATACAGATGAATCAATACGTAAACTACAAGCAAAGATGCGTGAGCTACACCGCAAGATGAAGTGGGCTGATGGTGACAAGCTGGCACAGTTGAAGCAAGAGGAGTCCAAGCTAAAGGCAGACATTAAGAACCGCATGGACACCATCAAGTAAGAGAGGACAACACATGAACAGTAAACCTTTACGACCATGTAACAAGCCTGGTTGTGGACAGCTAACTCGTGATGGCTATTGTGACCAACATAAGACAGCCAAAGTCGATAACAATCGTTATTACGATAAGTATCATCGAAGCGACCGAAGCAAACAATTCTACCATTCAGCAGCTTGGAAACGAGCACGGGATTTAATTCGGATTCGCGATAATGGATTGTGTATTGAATGTCTAAATCAAAAACGAATTACAGTCGGAACTATTGTCGACCACATCATACCAATCAAACAAAACTGGAATAAACGATTAGATGAAGATAACTTACAGCTACTTTGTCAGTCATGCCACAACAAGAAGACAGGTTCGGAGAGGAAAGAGGGATAGCCCCCCTCTTGAATTGTGTGAAAATCACAAACAACTTACACCGGATGCCCGTTTTCCGCGCAGAAAAACCCGTTTTTAAAAATTTTTTCAGAAACCTAAAGAAATATGAAAGTGAGGTGATAGTATGGCAGGTCGAATTAAGCAGCCGTTGCAAGTGATTCTAGGGAATGGGCGCTCAAAACATTTAACAAAAGACGAAATAAAAAAGCGTCAAAATCATGAAGAAAAGATGCGCGGGCCTACAGAAAACATTGAAATTCCGTCGTATTTAACAGCAGCTCAAAAGAAAGAGTTTGCTGATATTGCTGAAAAGCTTGTTGCCCTTGAAATATTCAGTGAGCTTGATATTGATTCATTAGCAAGATATTTAGACTCAAAACATCAGTATTTGCAGTTGGTTAAAGATATACGAAAAATAAAGCCAACTGAAACAATCGAACAAGAGAACGGTAAAAAAATAGTAATTGCTAATGAGGATTATCCAAAACTACAACGTACTAAGAATACATTGTTTAACGAATGTCGTTCCGCAGCTGCTGATCTTGGTCTTACTATTACATCTCGCTTGAAATTGGTTATCCCTTCCCCTTCAACTGTGGAAGGCAAAAGCGAAGCCCAGAAGCGGTTTGGTGATAGATTATGAATTGGGTTTTAGAACGTGTTTTTAATTATTGTGATGATATTCTAAGCGGAAAAATTAAAGCTAGTATTAAACATAAATGGGCTATTCAACGCTTCTTAAAAGACTACAGGGATTGTCAAAGTGATGACAGTCCTTTTTATTTTGATGAAGAAGTGGCCGAGGATTTCTATTGGTGGGCAAATGAGTTTGAACATGTTGAAGGTGTACTGGCTGGTCAAAAGGTTGAGTTAAATGATTTCCAACTCTTCATATCTGTAAATATCTTTTGCTTTAAAAAGAAACGCAATGGAGCACGTCGTTTCCGTAAAGTATATATTCAACTCGCACGTAAAAATGCCAAATCACAGTTCTTAGCAATCGTCGGTTCATACATTGCATTCCTAGGCAATGAAAAACAACGTATGTATATTGCTGGATGGCAAAAAGACCAATCAGATGAGGTATATATTGCTGTTCGTGACGGAATTAATTCAAGTGATCTTTTGGATGGAAGATGGAAAGAAGCATACGGAAAAATTGAAGTTTACAACAATGGTTCTGTCATTGTTCCATTATCCCGTGAGACTCGTAAAACAGGTGATGGTAAAAACCCGTCAGTAGGCATTGTGGACGAATATCATAATCATCTAACGTCTGAAATTTACGATGTATTGTTATCAGGGATGGTTGCTCGTAAAGAGCCACTAATGTTTGTTATTACCACAGCAGGATTTGATTTAAGTCGGCCGTGCTTTGTTGAGTACGAATATGTATCTCGAATTTTAAATCCTGATGATGATACAGAGAATGATGATTACTTTGGCATCATTTGCGAATTAGATCCAGGGGATGACATAAAGGACGAGAGTAATTGGATAAAGGCAAATCCTATCGTAGCTACATACGAAGAAGGACTTGCTTCTATTCGTTCTGATTTAAAAACAGCTTTGGATGTTCCGGAAAAGATGCGATCCTTTTTAACAAAAACAATGAATGTATGGGTGGATATGAAAGAAGGGGGCTACATACCCGCGAATAAGTGGAAAGCCGGTGAAATCGAAGCATTTGAGATGAATGGCCGTGATGTTTATATTGGGGTCGACTTATCAAAGAAGATTGACTTAACTTCAGTAGGATATGTTTTCCCTACTGACTACGGCTTTCATGTTGGACAACATTCATTTATGCCTGAAGAAGCACTTGCAGAGCGTAGAGCGAAAGATAAAGTGCCATACGATGTGTGGATAGAAGAAGGATGGATGGATGTTACACCAGGTGCAGTAGTAGATTATAGTTTCGTAGAGCAATGGATAATGGATTTTATCAATAACAATGAATTGAATGTCATTCTATTTTGCTACGATCCATACGGTGCCACGCAGTTTGCTCAAAACATGGCTAACTATGGGCTAACAATTGTTGAAGTTCGTCAAGGTTTCCCTACATTATCAGAGCCAACAAAAGAATTTCGAGATTATGTTTATCAAAATAATGATCATCAAAAGAAAATTACCCATGTAGGCGATAAGGTATTATCATGGGCAGTCGGTAATGCAATTGCTGAAATGGCAGCCAATGAAAGTATTAAACTTTCAAAATCAAAATCTAGAGAAAGAATTGACCCAATAGCAGCCATTATAACTGCTTTTGTTCAAGCTAGATACGCAACATTCGATAGTGGTGATGGAAACATCAGCTTCATTTCAATTCATGATTTATAAGGAGGAGGTGAGAAATTGAAACTATGGCAACGAATTAAAACTTCTGCCTATATGGCATATGCGGGGGCTACTACAGGTTGGAAGGGTTCCACATGGGATTTCTCCAATTGGTTTGGTCGAACCTTTTGGGGCATCGATAACAGCCAATTAGCAACAAATGAAACCATATTTAGTGTTATTAGTCGCCTTGCTAATACCATTTCGGCATTACCTATTAAATTACATCAAAATTATGATGTGATACAAAACGATATTTCAGATGTACTCATAAATGAGCCAAACCAAAATATGAGTAGCTTTGATTTATTAAATGCTTTAGAAGTAAGTAGAAATGAAACAGGAAATGGTTACGCGATTATATTGCGCGATATACGCATGCGACCAAATGAAATTGTCCCACTGGACCCATCCTGTGTTACTGAATTTATCAATAAAGATGATGGATTGTTATGGTACCAAGTCCAAGGAGAGCGAGGGACGATGTTTGTAGCTAATACAGATATGGTACATGTTAAGCATATTCGTGGTCCAGCGCGTATCCGAGGTTTATCACCACTAAAAGTATTGGCTAATACCATTAAGTATGACAAGGCTGTTCAAGAATTTAGCTTATCGGAAATGGAGAAAAAAGAATCATTCATTTTGAAGTATGCAGCGAATGTTGATACAGATAAGCGAGACCGTATTATTGCAGATTTCAAACGATTCTATGCTGAAAATGGTGGTATCTTATTCCAAGAGCCTGGTGTTGAATTGACTGAACTTAAAAAACAATATTTTGCATCCGATACATTGGCATCAGAGCGGATAACGCGCTCACGGGTAGCCAATGTTTTTAATGTGCCAGTGTCCTTCCTTAATGATGTAGAAGGCGGAACAATGGCGTCCAATGAGCAATTAATAATTCAATTCGTAAACATGACATTGTTGCCTATCGTAAGACAATACGAACATGAATTTAATCGAAAGTTACTTACGAAAGCAGACCGAAAGCAAGGTATGTATTTTAAATTCAACCTTGGTGGACTTTTACGAGGAGATACTACAGCGCGTACAAACTTCTATCAAGCAATGTTACGGAGTGGGGCAATGAAGCCGGATGAGGTACGGATGCTTGAAGATTTGGCGCCGATGGGCGGTAAGGCGGATGTACTTTGGATTTCCGGAGACTTATATCCACAAGAAATGGATCCTGTATTGCGGAAGTCCACTGCTACTGCATCAACTGTGGAAGGAGGTGGGAAAAGTGAGTAAAAAACAACAACAAAAGTTTTTTCAAATGAAGGCGTCTACTGATGGGAAATCGGCTGACGTTTTTATTTATGGCGAAATAACTAAGTACGCATGGGAAGAATATGGAGAGGTTTCATCTATTACATTTAAGAACGAACTAGATTCGCTTGGTGATGGAATCGAAACTATTAATCTATACATTAATTCTCCGGGTGGTTCTGTATTTGAAGCAATGGCGATTATCGCTATGCTACAACGTCATCCAGCTGACATTATCTCGCACATTGATGGATTAGCTGCTTCTTGCGCATCTGTCTTACCAATGATTTCGAAACGTATCATTATGCCGTCTAACGCATTAATGATGATTCATCATGCGATGACAGGTGCTTGGGGCAACGCTAAACAACTTCGAAAAGCTGCGGATGATGTAGAGCGTATTAGCAAAGCAATGTGCCAACATTATTTAGATCGATCAGGCGACAAAATGACAGAAGAACAGTTATACGAGATGCTCGAAGAAGATAAGTGGCTTACTGCAGAACAGTGTTTAGAGTTAGGTCTTTGCGACGAAATTGTTGAAGCTAATCAAGCTGTTGCCTATGCGTTTGACGAAAAGTGGGCGAAGCAATATCGAAATGTACCACAACAACTTCTACAACAAAAGCCATCCACGCCAGTAATGAGTGCGGAAGAAAAAGCATTACGTGAACGCATAATTGCAGATTCGAAGGCGAATCTAACTTATTTAGAAACTATTCTTTAATTACTTAGGAGGTAATTTCATATGAAAACTCAAACAAAAAAACTATTAAAATCTTTGGAAAACAAAAACGCGATGAAAATGCTAATGCCATTGAACATTCAACTGTTCTCAGGTGACCAAAATCTTTACGAATTAAAACAATCATTAATGATGATTGGTCAACAATTAAAGAAAGCAGAAGGCGAAGTAACTGCAAAAGCTTCTGATCCAACTTCAAATCCAGAAGATATCAAGGCGGCTCAAAAATCTCGTGATGATTTAAAATTACGTTTTGATGTAATTAAGCAACAACACGATCAAGTAGAAAAAGAAGTTAAAGCTAAACTTGATGCTAACAAAGGGTTAAATGCCATCGATAACCCGCAACAAAAAGTTATTGCTGCCAAAGCATCGTTGGTTCGTTCTACTATGCGTGGAAAAGCTATCGATGCAGATATTCGTGCAGCACTTGGGGATGATGCAGCATCGGGTGGAGGTAAATTCTTGCCTAAAACAGTTTCACAAGACGTAATCTTAGCGCCTTTAGCAAAAAACCCATTACGCGGCCATTCTGCAGTAACACAAATTACAAATCTTGAACTACCACGTTTATCTTTCACTTTAGATGATGACGACTTCATCGCAGATATGGCAACTGCTAAAGAATTAAAAGCAAAAGGTGATACAGTAGCGTTCACGCGAAATAAATTCAAAGTATTTGCAGGTGTATCTGAAACTGTAATTAACGGTTCTGATGCTGATTTAGTTGGGCATGTTGAAAACGCACTTAAATCAGGTGTGGCAGCAAAAGAAAAGAAAGTGGCATTTGCTACTTCACCAAAAGTAGGAGAAGAACATATGAGCTTCTACTCAACTGAAAATGCAATTGTAAAAGTGGCTGGTGCAGATATGTACAAAGCTATCAAAAATGCTATTGCTGACTTACATGAGGATTATCGTGAAAATGCAAAAATCATTATGACATTCAAGGATTATAGCGATATTATCGAAACGTTAGCAAACGGAAACGCAACGCTTTATACAGCACAACCAGAACAAGTATTAGGTAAGCCAGTTATTTTTGCGGATGCTGCAACAAAGCCGATTATTGGAGACCTTTCTTATTCTCACTTTAACTACGATATTGGTGAAACATTCGAACGTGATAAAGATATCAAAACAGGTATCGAACAATTTGTTGTTACAGCTTACTTCGATCACCGTATCAAATTATCATCTGCATTCCGTATCGCAGAAGTAACTCCTACTCCTTAATAAAAGGAATAGGGTTTTTTATTTTAACGAAAGAAGGTGAACTGCATGTACAAAGTAATTAATCGATTTCAAGAAAAAAATCATGACGGCCATGTTTATGAAGTGGGTGACAACTATCCAGTCGATGGTAAAAAGCTAGTGAAGGCACGTGCCGAGTCTTTAACAGAAATCCATGAAGAATATGGGGTAGCATTCTTAAAAGCTGTAGAGGATCCTAAAAAGGCTACTGCAAAGCAAGCACCTAAAGAGCCTTCCACAGATGAAAAGAGTGATGCTTAATGCAATTACTCGATGAACTAAAAGAATATTTACGAATTGATGGGGATGATGAAAATCGTTCCCTTTCTACTTTTATTCAATCAGCACAATTTTACCTTGAAAATGCAGGGGTTAAGCAACCAAGTGACTACTATTTGATTGTGGAGGGCAAAGACGTATTTGCACAGCACCGATTAGCCATTATGACGCTCGCTACACACTTTTATGAGAATCGCATAGCAATTACGCCTTCCACAATTAAAACGGCACAACAGCCCATTCCGTACGGTTTACAGTCGATGATTCTGCAATTGAAGTGGGTGAATCCTGATGAATTATCAGTACAACAATAATGCTGCTCGATTAAATAAACGTGTTACATTCTTTAACCCACCAGGGCAAATAGTAAATGGTTGGCCGAGTCAAGATTGGACACCGTATAAAAAATTATGGGCAGAAGTAAAATCGCAAAAAGGTTACAAAGTGTTTAATTCGGACGCTACACAATGGCAAGGTAAACGTATTGTGGGTATTCGCTATCGAAACGATATTCATGAAGAAATGCGGGTTGAAATAGCAGGCAAGCTTTATGAAATTGAATCTTTAGTGAATGATGACGAGCGTAACCAATGGCTCACTATCATTGTTACGGAGGTGTTGTAAGTGCGCTTAGAACTGAATGGGATGGAAGCAATACTACAGAATCTAATGAATTTGCCACTAGAAGAAGCTGATGAAAATAGAGCATTGAATAAAGCGGCAAAAGTAATTCAAGAAGCAGTGATTGAAGAAGCCCCACAGGATGAAAGAAAAGAAAATTCTAGTGCTACTTCTATCAAAAATAATATTAAGATAAAGCGAGCTAAAGAGGGAGAAGCCAAAGTGCATACAGGGAGTGCTTACCATGCACACATTATCGAAGGTGGCCGTTCTGCTGGGAGTAAATATACGCTCAAGAATGGCAAACGTCAGTTAGTAACATGGGGACCAATTGCTCCTAATCCATTCTTTACAAGAGGATTTGAAAATAAAAAGTCAGAGGCAGTCAATGCTATGGCTGATGAAATTAGAAAGGCGTTGAGATTGTGATTGATATTAGCGAGTACATCACTCAATTACTAGAGCCGTTAATTCAAGACATTTATTTTAATACAGTCCCTACTGGTTCGAATATTCCTGCTCAATACATTACTTTTCTTGAAGTGAATGCAAATCCTGAACTAGAAGCTGGTGATAAAGAGCTTGAAACAGGGCGATTAATTCAAGTGAATGTGTGGTCGAAAACAAATTATCATAATCTTGTGGAAGACATCAGAAATACAATGGAATCAGCAGGTTATGAACGAACATTTGAATACGATGCACCAAAACAAGAAGGCGACTCGCACTTTAACAAAGTGTTGCGATTCGTCTTTTTTGATGAATATTAATATTGAAAATTGGAGTGATATAACTTGGATTTCGGGCAAGCATTAGAAAAGTTAAAACAAGGTCACAAAGTGGCTCGTAAAGGTTGGAATGGGAAAGGAATGTTCATTTATTTAGTCAACGGAACAAAAGTATTCCGCGAAAACTTAAGAAATGAAGCGAAACAACATGTTCAACCTACTGTTCCAGCACTAACTACTTGTGTGCAAATTAACGCTCATATCGACATGAAAGCGGCTGATGGTTCTATAGTAGTTGGATGGTTAGCTTCACAAACAGATATGTTGGCAGAAGATTGGGAAACTGTTGAATAACAATTTATAAAACAATAGGAGGTCATGTAAATGGCAGCTACAACGGTAAATGAAAAACCGCAAAAAATTAGTTTAAAAAGAATCCACTATGCTTTAATGACAAATGAACAAACTGAAACATGGGGTGACGTTAAAACATTAACGATGCCTATTTCATTAACGCTAACACCTAACTTTTCAGAGGCATCCTTAGATGCTGGAGACCGCGTGGTGGACCAAGAAGCACAAATGGATTCCATTACAATTGCAGGTGAAACTGCTGATTTACCAACAGAAGTTTTAGTTGATTGGTATGGGCATAAAAAGTCAGCAGAAGGTGGTATTATCACCAACTCAAATGATTCACCTAATGCTATTGCTATCGGATTTGAATCAGGATCTAAATTGGTTTGGTTCTACAAAGCAAAATTAAAGCCTGGCGAAGAATCAAATGCAACACGTAAAAAAGGCGAAACAAACTATAAAGTATATCCATTTAGTGGTGAAGCTTTACCGTTAATTGACGGGAATATCAAACATACAGTTGATACGCGCGATGCAGGGGTAACAGCTACAGCAGAAACATTCTTTGCTTCAGTTGCAAAACCTACAGAACAAACAGTACCAACTCCTTAAAACTGAAGTCCTTTCGAGGGCTTCTTTTCTTTTAAATAAAATTATGTAACTAACGAAAAGGATGGATGAAACATGCAAATCACATTACGAGTTAACAAGGAAGAAAAAACTTTTACTAACGACTTTATCAAGGCAAGGGTTTTCCGTAATGCTTTAAAGATGAATGAAAAAATGCGTAATGAAGGCAATGAGATTTCAGTGGAAACTTTCGATGAAATGATTGGATTTGTTGTAAATGTTTTTGATAATCAATTCACTGTGGATGACGTATGGGACGGTTTAGAAGCAGGTAAATTAAATGATGAAATCATGCGTGTTTTTAATAATGTGCTTAATATCGGTGGTCTTGAAACAAAGCCCTCCACAGATAATGAGGGAAAGTAAGAAGTCCATATCAAAGTATTAAACAGTTTTATAGAAGCCTTTTGAAAGAGGGCTATAAATTACATGAAATCGATGAAATGGACATCCATTTTTGGTTTGAGCTTTCAGATGAATATGAAGAAATAGAAGAAGTCACAGCCGACGAAATTTCGTGGTTGTGATTTTTATTTTTGCCAAGAAGGTGGTGAGAATATATGGCAGAAATCGGTTCTTTAGAAGTCAGTCTTAGTCTAAATGCAGCTAATTTTAACGGCTCGATTGCTCAAGTAAATAGAAGAATGACAGCAATGGGAAGTGAGCTAAGGGCTTTATCAGAAAGAGGAGATGCTTATGGTAGATCCGTAGAAGGTTTAGGCCAGAAGCAGAACATTCTAACTCGTCAATTCGATGCAGCAAGTATAAAGCTACAGGAGCAACGTAGACGTTACGATGAATTAGTGGCTAGTGGAACAGCGTCAGAAGCTGCAATTGAACGACAAGCAAATGCTGTTAACCGGGCACAAGCTGAATACAATCGATTGGAACGACAACTCGGAGAGGTAACAGAAGAATTGCGTGTTCAATCTTCCCAATGGACACAAGCAGGTCGACAATTACAAGAAGTCGGTAATAAAATGCAAGCCATAGGGGGCAATCTCTCTTCACTAGGTAAAGACTTATCGATGAAAGTAACTGCGCCTATTGCTGCATTAGGTGCAGGTGCATTTAAAGCGGCCGTTGATTTTGAATCAGCTTTTGCAGGTGTTCGTAAAACTGTTAACACAAGCGAAGAAGGATTCAAAAAGCTTGAACAAGGCATACGTGATATGGCGAAGGAACTACCCGCAAGTGCATCGGATATTGCTGCAGTGGCTGAATCAGCAGGTCAATTAGGGATTGCAGAAGATAAAATTTTATCTTTCTCGCGGACAATTATTGATTTAGGGGAATCCACCAACTTAACACGCGAACAAGCAGCTACAGAGTTTGCTCGTTTTGCCAATATCGTAGGTATGAGCCAAGACAATTTTGATCGTTTAGGTTCTTCGATTGTTGGACTAGGTAACACAATGGCTACAACCGAAGCAGAAATCATGTCTATGGGGATGCGTCTAGCAGCGCAAGGTAAACAAGTAGGTATGTCAGAAGCGCAAATTATGGCGTTAGCAGGTACTATGTCCAGTTTAGGTATACAAGCTGAAATGGGTGGTACTGCGATGACAACTGTGCTTAAAAAGATGCAAACAGCCGTAATGGATGGTGGCGCAGCTTTAGGTACGTGGGCTGAAGTCGCTCAAATGTCTAGTAGTGAATTTAAGAAGCTTTATGACGAAAGTGCTATCAATGGTTTAGATGCTGTTATCAAAGGGCTTGCCACTATTTCTTCACGTGGTGAAAACCTTGCAGTAGTACTAGAGGATATGGGCATCAAAGGTATATATGAATCAGATGTAATGATGCGTATGGCTGGAGCTAGTGAATTATTATCATCTGCAGTAGCTACGTCCACAGATGCATGGAAAGAAAATACGGCATTATCAAACGAAGCTTCACAACGATATGCAACTACGGCATCTCAAATGGCAATGTTGAAAAATAAAATCGTGGATATTGGAATCACTTTAGGTAACATCTTGATACCAATGGTAATGAGTGTACTTGATGTGATACAACCGTGGATTGAAAAATTCGCAACGCTTAGTGAAGGCACTCAAAAATTAATTGTTATTATCGCCGGAATAGCCGCAGCCATAGGACCAATAATTGTTGTGATTGGAACGCTCATATCCAGTATTGGGACTATTGTTTCTACAGTTGGAACGTTTGCATTAGCAATAGGTGAGGCGGGCGGAATTGTAGCTTTACTGACTGCTAAACTATCATTTTTAGCACCTGTATTTACTGCACTGACTGGCCCGATAGGATTAACTGTTGCAGCTATAGGCGGATTAACTATTGGTACGATTGCTTTCGCTAAGCATATGAGCAAAGATGCTTTACCAAGCGTCGAGCGTTTTGGCAAAGGCGTTTCTGATTCTACAAAAGAAGCACTTAATGGATTTTTTGATCTAAGTGAAGGTGCCTCGCAATCTGTCACAAATATGTATGTGACGTCCACAAAAGTAACGACTGAAATGGCAAAAGAACTTACTTCTAAGTATGATCAAATGAATACTCAGATTGTGGATGGCATGAAGAAACGTAACGCTGAGCAAATGTCAGATTTAAAAGAGTTCTTTATGAATTCCTCGGCACTTACATCTGAAGAAGAAGAGAAGATAATTGCTGATACTAAAAAACGTAATGAGTACAAAATTCAAGACCAGATAACCATGAATGAGATAGCAAAAGAAATTACTCAAAAGGCAGCTAATGAAAAAAGAGAATTAACAGAGCGCGAAAATGAAGTTCTCAATAACATCAACCAATTGATGAAAGAGAATGCTATAAGAACGTTCTCTGAAAGTGAATTAGAACAAAAAGTTATCTTCGAACGCATGAAAGAAAATGCTTCTATTATTTCAGCAGAACAAGCAGCAGAAGTTGTGAAAAATGCTGTAAAGCAAAAAGAAGAAGTAGTTAAGGAAGCGAATGAGACTTACGAAAAAAGAATGGCCTCAATACTTCAAATGCGTGATGAAACAGGTGTTATCACTGCAGAGCAAGCCGATAAGATGATTGCTGAAGCAACAAGGGCTAAAGATCAAACTATTTATTTAGCTGAAGAACAACACCTGAAAATTGTAGAAACCGCTCAAAAGCAAGCGGATGAACATGTTGAAAAAGTGAACTGGGAAACTGGTGAAATTTTATCAAAGTGGGAAGTATTCAAGAATAAGCATTCCGAAATATTCGATTCGGTCGAAGAGTATTACAAAAAAGTTACTGATTCATTAAAGGAAATCACTTCTACTGCTTATGAATATATCAAGACTACAGTTGAGGAGCATTTAAGCGGTGTCGTTGATTTTGTAAAAGAGCAACTTGATAAACTTAAAGATTTTTGGGATGAAAATGGCGAGGCAATATTCACTTTAGTTAAAGGCCATTTCGAAAACATTCAGTCCAATATAGAACTAGTAATGGGAATCATAAAAGGACACTTTCAAATTATTTGGCCAATTATATCCGGAATAGTTAAAATCGCTTGGAACGCAATAAAATTAACCATTGGGAATACTTTAGATATAATTCTTGGCATTATCCAAACTGTCCTTAAATTAATTCAAGGTGACTGGAAAGGTGCTTGGGAAACCATTAAGGCAACTTCTGAAAAAATCATGAAAAACATCGTTCAGTTTTTCAAGGATATAGATTTACTTCAAGTTGGTAAAGACATTATTCAGGGGTTAATTGATGGTATTGGTTCAATGGCAAAAGCTGTACGGGAAAAGGCTAAAAGTATTGCAGACGGAATTGAAAAAGCTATACGTGGTAGATTAGACACTCATTCTCCATCCCGTGTAATGATTGCAGTAGGTAAAGATATTGGCGAAGGTCTAGCAGTAGGTATTGAATCAACCCAAGCCCGTAATGAAAGTGCAATGAAAGAACTTGGCCAACTACTAGTTGATACAACAAAGTCCAACCAAGCTGAAGTAACTAAAATAGCAGATGAAGCTGAAAAAGAGCGTACTAAAATTCAACAAGATGCGGCTAAAAAGAAACTTGAAATTGAAAATAAATTAGGTGTAGATCTTAAAAAGGCAAACAACACAATAAGCGCTAAGAAAAAAGGGGCTACAGCAAATGACAATATCAAGATTCAACAATTAAAAGAAAATGCGAATGCTAAGCTTGTGAAGCTTGAACAAGACACGCAAGAAAAATTAAAAAAGGTCAACGACAAAGCTTGGTCTGATATGGTCAAAAAAGAAGAACAAGCGTCCAGTGAGCGATTGAAAGTTCTTAAACAATACATCGCTGACAAAGATTCAACAAACGAACTTTCATTGGCTACTGAACAACATATTTTAGAACAGTCATTAAAGTTCTTTAAAGATGGCACAGCAGAAAAAATTGAAGTTCAAAAAATGTATAAAAACGTGACAGAAAGTATCAATAAAGAAAAAGAGTCCATTGATAAAACTTACGTTGATAACGTTAAAAAATTAAATGATGATTATATCAAAGAAGAAGAACGATTAACTAAGGTTTATCAAGACGAATTTGATAAGCGAAGAAATGCGTACTATTCATTTGCAGGTTTATTCGATGAGATTGCACAACGAGATGTTACCGGTGCGACCCTTATAGCTGCTTTACAGTCTCAAGTTACGGCTTTTGAAGATTGGCAGAAGAATATAGCGAGTCTTGCTTCAAAGGGTATAAACGAAGGGCTACTGGCTGAACTACAAGCAATGGGGCCTAAAGCCGGTGCAGAGATAGCAGCATTAAATACTTTGACAGAAGAACAATTGGCCGAGTATACAGGACTGTGGAAGACAAAGAATGAACAAGCGCGGACTCAAACTGAATCAGAGCTTACAGAGTTGAAACAAAATACAGAAAAACAAATCAATGAGTTAAAAACAAAAACTGCCGAACAGTTACGTATTTATCAAAATGAGTGGCGTAACAGCATGATTGCATTAAAGGGTAATGTGAAAACGGAAATGGCTGAAATGCCTAACATTGGTGTTTTTGCTGTCAGTGGTTTGATTGAGGGTATGATGTCTAAGCAAGGGGATTTGTTGAATGCTGCACAATCGCTTGCTGCTATTGTTTCAAGTGCATTTACAACTGCATTAGATATTCATAGTCCATCACGTGTTATGCGTGGTTATGGTGTGAATATTGGTGAGGGTCTTGTATTGGGTATCAATGATATGGTTGGAAAGGTTGCAGGAGCTACCAATCGATTAGCGAAAGCTGTAACAGATGGTTCTTATAAATCGGGACCAGGAACAACTACATCGTCTTCCACAACACACAATACAGAAAATAACTATAACCTAACAGTGAATAGTCCTAAACCACTGGATCCATACGAAACAGCTAGATTAAGCAAAAACGGTTGGAAAGAGATTGCATTACAAATTTGATAGCGAGGTGAAAATGTGAGAACATCATTTGGCTTTAATGAAAAATTAATCTTCCACAATAACAAGGGACAGTCACTTGAAATATCAGTGACGAGTCCTTTTTTCTTGCAATCAGCAGACGGTATTGACTCGTTAGAAAATGAATTTTACAACGTTAAAAACTATAACGAAGATGGCACAAATATTAAAGGTTCCAGTGTTCGTGAAAGAAATATTGTTGTGGGGGGCCAGTTGAGACGACAGGATAAAGAAATGAATCGGCAAAAGTTAATTCGTTTCTTTAATCCAAAAAACAAGTTTACATTAGAGTACACAAACGGTGACTTCACTCGCTTTATCGATTGTCGTGTTGAAAAATCGCCTATCGTCAGTAAACATATATGGCCCGAGTTTATGATTTCGTTTTTATGCCCGAATCCTTGGTGGTACACAGAAGAACAAAAATATGAAATTGCTATGTGGGTGGCAGCCTTTGAATTTGAGCTTGAAATAGACGCGGAAGGAGACGGTATTGAAATGGGTTATCGTGAGCCGAATAATGTAGTCAACGTGTTCAATGATAGCGATACAGCCTCTCCTTTACGTATTCAATTTAAAGCCATCGGAAGTGTGGTTAATCCGTACATCGAGGTAGTGGATACAGGAAGAATTGTAAAAATAGAAGCTACCTTAAAAGGTGGGGACGTTGTTACCGTTAATACAAAGCGTGGAGATGAGTATGCCATTCTGGAACGTAATGGCCAACAAATAAATTATTTCAATTACCTTTCATATGACTCCGACATTCAACTAAGTGTAGATGTTGGCGACAACTTGATTCGTTATGATGCTGCTGAATTTGTATCTAATTTAGAGGTGTCTATTTACTTCACACCTCAATTCGTGGGGGTGTAGCGATGCTTTATGTATGTAATGAGAAATTTGAACGTTTAGGGTACATTGGCAACTTCTCATATTTACTGTGGAGGAAAAAGTATGGTCCTGGTAGTGAGGCGGAAGTACATGTTGATGTAACACCTAAAAATATTGAGTTGTTGAAAAATGGTAATATTATTTTCCGCCAAGATGATAACGAAGCTATGTATATTTATTATCGTCAATTCGATGATAGTAATGGTGTAGATCAATTGGTTATCAAATGCTTCTCTCTTACACGATGGACAGACCGAAGAATCCTGTGGAAGCAATATGATTTTAATGATACTCCTGAAAAAATCATGAGGCAAAGCATCATTGAAAATATGATTAGTCCTACTGATTCAGCACGTAAAATTCCACAGGTACAACTTGCTATGGTAAAAAATATCGGTAAAGCCATTCAACAACAAATATCCTATAAGCAAGTTTTTGAGGTGTGTGAAAATTTATGTACCACTCATGATGTTGGAATGCGCTGTTTATTCGATGGACGAACACTCAAATATGATTTTTACGAAGGGACAGACAGAACCATTAATCAAAGTTTGAATCCTCGTATTATCTTATCAAAGAATCGTAGTAACTTGCTTAAACGAACGTACGAGGATGCAGATAATGATTTGAAAACAACAGCTCTTATAGGCGGTGCTGGTGAAGGTACAGCTCGTAAGATGGCGAGCATCGGAACATCTATTACAGGGTTAAACCGACGTGAAATATTTATCGATGCACGGGAAATTTCCGATACAAGGGACGGTGACGGCGAGCAGATACCGATTCCATACGGTGAATACAACAATTTACTTGTAGCTAAAGGCAACGAAAAGATAGCCGAATATACAGAGTTCATCGGCTTTGATTGCGAGTTAGATGTGACCAAAGAAAATACAAAATACAATGAAGATTTCTTCTTGGGTGATTTAGTCACGATTAAAGATGATGATTTAGGAATTTTAATGAATAGCCGTGTGATGCAAGCAGATGAAGTATTTCAGGAGGATGGTAAATCAATCTACGTGACGGTTGGTAAATCAGTGCCTACCCTTCCACAGGCTATTAAAAGGATGGTGAAGTAGTAATGATGAGATTTGGAATGTTTAACTCTATTAATGGAGATAGAAAATACAAAGCAGAAGATTTTGCCCAGTACTTTGCCACGTTTATCGGCAATGGTATTTTCGTTAAACCTTCTGATTGTTTACAGGTAATGGCTGTTTCTAATACCATGAAAGTTATTATCAGACCAGGTAAAGCGTGGATTAACGGATATTATTTAATTAATGATGAGGATTATAGTTTATCACTAGCAGTTGGTGATACATCGCTTAACCGCATTGATCGCATTGTTATACGATTAGATTTCCTCCAAAGAAAGATGAGTGTGGAAGTCAAGAAAGGTACATTATCAGCAACTCCAGTAGCTCCTACATTAAAACGTGATGCAGATGTTTATGAATTAGCTTTAGCTGATATTTATATTGCAAAAGGAGCATTAACAATTACACAAGCATCTATTACAGATACACGATTAAATAATAGCCTTTGCGGTATGATGCATGCAGTTGTAAATCAAGTAGACACAACTACAATCTTTAATCAATACCAATCATGGTTTAATAGCTATAGTGTCACAAAGGCAAATGAATTTGCAGAATGGCAGACCAATGTAACAACAGCTTTAGAAGCTTGGATTGATGCACAAGAAAAAGATTTTATAGACTGGAGACGTGCGGAAGAAGCACTATTTCTTGCTTGGTTTGAAACTATAAAAGGTAAATTAAGTGAGGATGCAGCAGGAAATTTATATAACATGATTGAGGAACACAAAAATACCGCACTACCTCATAAGTTTTTAGATACAACAGATAACAAAAATTACAAATATGGATTTAAGACCAATCAAGCAAAGGATGGTCTTATTTTTGTTTATGAGGAGGTTTTATAATGCCAGAAATTAATTTACCTACAAAGGCAACACAAGATGCTATAAAAACAAATGTAGATAATGTAAATACAAATGTAACAAGTGTTAAGAATGACGTTGCTATAGTTAAAACAAATGTGGCAACAGTAAACACTAATGTAAATACACTAAACACTAATGTAGGTACTCCTACTTCATCCGCAAGTAGTTCCACAAGTGGGAATGCTCACGCTAAATTAAATTGGCTGTTAACTAATTTACAAACATTGGTGTCGGGTCGAGTAGTTAAGAGTATACAAAGAGGAATGCGGTCACGTGAAGAAGTGCCGGATGATACAGTTAGCATTTCCACAGTGGATGTTAGTAAAACTATAGTGCTTCTTGATGGACGCAAAGAATCATCAAATGGAGCCGTACCAGTGATGTTGAGAAGTCTATCGTCCACTTCGTTTACCGTAACTTCGAATGTTGGTGGAACCTCTAGATATGACTATTCTTGGCAAGTAATTGAATTTTATTAAGGGAGTGGTTAAATGTTTATATACGCACAATTAAATAATGAAGATATTGTTGTTGGTATAAGTCAATTAAGTGGAAAAGTAGATAATGACAACATGATATTAATTAATGATTTAAAAGTTGTAATGGGAAGTACTTATAATAGACAAACAGGCGAATTTACGCCACCTGTTATTTCTGAACCAACGCCAAACGAACCTCAACCAACATTAGAAGAAATGCAGGCTCAAACATTATTAAATACTGAAGTATTAATTGCAATGAAAAATATCGGAGTGTAGGGAGGAACAAATATGAATATTGTATATCGTGCTGCGGAGTTATTAATCACTAGTCCGGGATGTAACTATGATGTAATGGCAACAAATTTAAGTTTACTTATGTTAAATAAACAAGTCAGTCAAGAGGAGTATTCGAAGTTATGTGCATTAATGAACGAACAGCAAAATAAAGTATCAGAAGCAACGCAAGCATAAGCTTAGCGTTATTTTTATGCCCTCCACTTTGTGGAGAGCTTTTATTATGCGAAAAGGAAGTGTTGTAATGGAATTAACAGCTATCGTAGGTGTGCTAAGTGCTTTGTTTGGAATGCTTTTCACATACCTCGCATTTTTGAAAAACAGAGATAAAGACGTGCAACAAAGTGCTGCAGAATCAGCGGTTATCAGTACGAAATTAGATTCAATTAATAATGGTGTGGAAAACATACGAGTGGACATGAAAGTCGAGCAAAAGGCACGTATGGACTTATCAGAACGTGTTACACGCGTTGAAGAATCAAGTAAGCAAGCACACAAACGAATCGATGAATTGGGGGATAAAGTGTATGAAAATTAATTGGAAAGTACGTTTACAACACAAACAATTTTGGGTGTCTTTAATTGCATTATTACTTGTGCTTGCGAATCAAATCGCAGGCATTTTTAATGTCGATATTACGATTTACAATGAGCAAATTACAGCCATTTCAGAGACGATTCTAAGCATTTTAGGCTTACTTGGTATTATCATTGACCCAACAACAAAAGGCGTTTCAGATAGTACACAAGCATTGTATTACGATACACCAAAGGACGGTGAAACAAAATGACTTATGTTATCGAACAACGCATAATGTCAGGATTGCCGAACTACTCTTTAACTACAGTTAAATATGTTATTGCGCATGAATCCGGTAATGCCAAAAACAATGGTCCGAATGCATTAGAAAATGAATTAGCCTTTATGAATCGTAATAAAGCAAATGCCTTTACATCACATTGGGTTGGAGATGGCGGTAAAATTGTACAAGTTGCCCCAGTCAATAAATTGCAATATGGTTGTGGACCTAAAGGCAATCCACTTAGCTATGCCCAAGTAGAATTGGCACGTACAGCTGATAAGGAGCAGTTTAAAAAGGACTATGCAGCTTATATTTGGTTATTACGAAAACTTGCTAAAGACGCTGGCATACCTATTGTGCTAGATGGTAGTGGCAATGGTATCAAGTCACATCGATGGATTACAAATAATTTAGGTGGCACTACACATGTAGATCCGTATGCGTATTTAGCAAGTATGGGAATTACAGAAGCACAATTTAAACGAGACATACAAAACGGATTAAACGAGGAGGGCCTAACAGTGGACCAATATAATGAATTGAAAAAGGAAATTAAAACATTACAAGGCTTAATTGCAGAAAAAGCAAATCTACAATCTGAATCAGAGGTAGCATCGTCACATAAAGAGGCTTGGGAATGGGCCATTAAAGAAGGTATTATTAAAGGTGACGGCAAAAGCATGAATCCTACAGGCGCGCTTACACGTCAACAAATGGCAACAATGCTTAAAAGATACCACGATAAATTTAATAAGTAGTGTTTGCAAAATCAGAGTTATTAATCGTTATAGAATGTTTTTTATTATTTATTACACAAATATTTGCGTTTATAATGAATCTTTTGATAAAAAAATGCTATTGAAGAAAATGTTAGGTGAAAATTATTGTATTTTTAATTATCTTATGTGTTATAAGACCTAAAAATGATCGAAATACTTGAAAACAAGTCTTATTAAGTGTTTAATAAGGGTAAGCAATGGGAGAATATAGGAAATAAGAAATACAATCGTCATGTATTTTTAATTAATTCTCCCATAGACTATTATAGAGGTGATAACGATGGCTACTCAAAGCTTTCTTAGCGATTTTAAATTCACAGCAAAGTCAGGCAAAAATATTCTAGAAGCAATCGAAAATTCGAAAACAAATGAACATGTTTTCAGCCAAAAAGTAACTGTGGTTAAAGATAAGGAAGTAATTAATAAAATGATGGATTCATTATTGGGAGCCCGTGGTAACTAGGTGAAGAGTACGTGTCATTAGAAGTTGTTCAATTAAAGGATTTACTAGATACAGGTAGAAGTAAGGAGGAAATACAACAAATCCTTCTTACTTTTTGTTCATTACCATGTTCTAATCCAGATGATGTTCATGACGTACAGTTTTTCCTACATAATAAAGCCATAGAGTTTGAAAAAATGGATATTTCAAGAACATTCCTTGTGTTTTCTACATATAAAAACACTCCTTACTTAGCTGGATATTATTCTCTATCCAATAAACCATTAGTTATTAGTAAAAAGAATTTTTCTAAATTGAGTAATTCGTTGAAGAAAAGTCTAATGGGAATTGGGCATAAAACAGATGCCGCTAATTATGAAGTTAAAGGTTTTTTGCTTGGGCAACTTGGAAAAAATTATTCGGAACAAGCACTAGCAGCTAACATGGTTAGTGGTGCGGATTTAATAGCACTAGCAAATGAGTCAATGTATCAAGCATATAGGACTGTTGGCGGAAGAATCTTTTATCTGGAATGTGAGGATGTACAACCCCTTAAAGATTTCTATATTAAATTGGGTTTTAGAGAAATCCTGAATTATAGATCAGATAGTGGTTATTGTATATTTGTACAACGAATTGAAAATGTAAGTAAGGCCAGCGCAGCAATATAGCAGAGCTGGTCTTTTTTTGTTTACTCATTGTTACCAGTTAGTATTTCTGAACCAAACCACATTTTCATTAAGGTAGTCGTTAAAATCCATGTCCTGTGTGATTTTTTTATTAATCCTGCCTCAACTGTTCCTTCCAATTTCGCTTCATCTTTCACCAGAGCCCGTATTCGACTATGTATGGTATCAACACTTACACCCCATCTTTCAGAAGCTTCTTGAACACTCATTACATCATTTAAATTGTATATAGTAATCACCTCTAAATTCTGATTCAGTGTAAATTTGTAACTACGTTTAGTATAAACGTTATGTTGTTGGTTGTAAACGAAAATTTGTTTGTTGTTTATCTTTACAAAATAAAAAGCCACTCATTTGAGTGACTAATATATATCTTATTGCCGTTACCAACTCCAACCATAAGATTTAACTTCAATAGTAGAAATTTTACTTATAACATCTGGTGGTAATTCAGGGTAGCTCAATTCGAAACCAGCTTCACTACCTGGCGCAATTCCTACATCAACACTACCAGTTAAAGCTCCTAACAAATCTCCGTTTGCGTCAAATAAAGCAGCAGCTAAACGTACATCATCTTGTTGTTCTTTAGTTATATTTTTGACAACACCAGTTACCTTGTATCCATAATCTCCTGCGATACCTTTTGTACCACTAACTTCTAAAAGATTAGAATCTTCTTCAGTTTTATCAAAACTAAAATTAAATGACGTTTCCTTATATGCATCAGCTGGTGCACCATCTAATATTGTTGATTCAGCTATAATAGCAGTTTCACCAGGTTTTATGATACTTGGAACAGAGTAAATCATTGTGGATGTACCAAGCATACCACCATCTTTGTCTTTATAATTCATTTGTGTTTCGCCGACTTTTACTGGTGTATCACCTGTATTTTCAAATATGGCTGCAGAATGAACATAAACCGAACCAATAGAATTAGTCCAAGCGACTCCTGTATGCTTAGTGATTTCAGCAACTGTTTTTATTTCCTTTTCTGCTTCTTTTTTTGTTTCAGTTGGTTTACTTGTATCTCCACCTGTACTAGCTGTGCTGCCACCACTTCCGCAGCCTGCTAATGCTAAACTTAATACTAATGCAGCACTAAAAATTAACTTTTTCTTCATTTTTATATTCCTCCCTCTATATTACCATTCTAGGAAATTTGAAGGAAAAAGTACATACAAAAAAACAGACAACCATAATTAGTTATCTGCTTAAAATAATTTTTTAATTGCCCGTTTCAATGATGGTTTACGTGGCTTCTTAATCAACGAATTAGGCTTCTTAATCTTAATAGGCTTAATTCCAGTTGCTTCGTATATTGCCTTTTTAGCTTGTTTCTTTAATTGTCGCTTCTTTTTACTAATCAACTTTTTAAACATGTTAGCCCTCCACAAGCTCTAATATATCCTCAATTCGTTTAATATTGAGTGCTTCACATATTTTTGTGATGTGCTCTTTTTTTAAGCTCATTCGTTGGTTATTCACTAATTCGCTTACAACAGCTTGTCGTAGCCCGGTCATCTTTACTAGTTCACCTTGTGTCATATTTCTTTCTTCTAACACTTCTTTAAGCTTTACTCGCATTTCCACTATAATCACCTTCCTTCAATAATATTCCTATGAACATTATATAACATTTCCGTTTAAACGTAAATAAATTAGTTGACTTTCCGTTTGAACGTATATAATATTAAAAACAATAAAACGTTTAGGCGGAAAAACGTATAAACGGAAAGATAGGTGGACAAATTGAAAACAATCCAACAACGCAATGAGTATCTTCAAGTAAAGATGAAACAACATGATTCAATATCTGATGTCCACAAGTATCAGCGACGCTTGAAATGGATTATAAGGTATCACAGTCTGTTGACTGATTTAGAAGTAAAAGAGATACGTGAGAATTTACAAAAAGCATTTAAGTAATGTAAAGGTCTAGTGAAAGCGAGGTGGAAAACGATGGCATTCGAATACTTAGAACAATATACAACATTTGATTCAATAGCAGATATGGATAAGAGTGTGGAGGACCACATGGCGCTTCATTATTACGATTTAACAGAATCAGAACGTGCCATCGTTTATAAACTTGCTTCTCACAGCTTAGAACATACTGGGGCATGTCATTTAAAAGCTTCTACAATTGCTGAAGCATTGGAGATTAGCACAAAGACAGTTTATCGAAGTGTAAAAAAATTAGAGTCATTAGGCATCATTGAAAAAGTACCAGGAACGAAATTAAACGGTATTAAAGGGGCAAGTATTTATCGCATTTTACCTTATGTCCCATCGAGTGTGTCCCAACGAATGACAGCCGATGAAGCTAGTAATGACGTGGTTTGTCGTCCACAATCTGAAAACCAACCATCTAGTTCTTTTAATCTTTTAAGTTCTAAACAAGCAAATAATATTATGAGTCTTGGTAATGAATTAGCTTTGCAAGCTGAAAAGAAAAAGGAATACATGAACGAATATCAAGTCATGCTGTTCGATTTCATGAATAGCTTACCATTAGCAGATAACTTGAAAGATGAATTGAATAAGGTTGTATTGGCAGCACAAGTTAATTCTGTGGAGGACTTCATTAAAGCTAAAAATGTTCTATTCAAAATTGCTATGGATATTAAAGAAGGTACGTTAACTGTAGCAAGTACATTAAGAGCTGTATTTGTAGGGGCATATAACAAGGCTGTGGAGTGTTCAAATAATAAGGTATATAAATCATCTTCTATAGAAGAAACTCCTGTTAAAGAACGTCCTGTACCTTTTTACAATTGGGTAAAGGAACGTGATAGCCTTCCACAATCAATCGTGCATGGTGAACCATTGTTATATAATTGGTTGGAATGGTAAATAAGGGGAACCATTTGTAAGGAGTAACGTTTTCTTTATAAATGATCAAGGGAGTTGTATGAATGAGAAGGCTAATTGTATTATGTTTAGTTGGATTCTTACTAGTAGGATGTGCAGAGAAGGGTAAAACAGCTGAACAATTTGATAAAGGAATTTCTGTAGAAATGGATAATTCTCAAGATATCAAACTTATGAGATTAATTAAATTTGTAAATGGCGAAGAGGTCACAGATGAAAATGTAGTTAATGCCGATAATACTCCTTTCAAAAAAGGACAAATCATTTGGTATGATATACCGCTAGACAAGGCTAATTCAACTGTTGAAATCCAAATAGCGTATAGTAAAAATGATGACGGAACAAATGAAAAGACAACAGAAAAGATTGATGTATCCGAAGCAAAAAAGTGGGTTAATTTTAAATTAAATGAAGAATACCATCTTAAAATAATTGATATGAAATAGGTGTAAATTGAAATAAAAACAAAGGATCATAAAATTTATTAAAGTTAAAGAGGAGTATATATTTTGTTTAAATTTATCGATAAGCTAGATAAAGAGGTAAAAGTGATAATAGTTATCGGATTGATACTAATATTAAGTTTTGGCGGATATATGGTAAAAGTACAATACGATGAATATAAGTGTAACTTATATAACACAAGTGATAAAAAGTACGTTGGTGATTTATGCAGATATATATTAGATGGGTTTCCTACAGATGATGAGGATCCAGCAATCAAGACAGATGCTGAACGAAGAGATGAGGAGTTTAAACGTCAATTAATTGATGATGCTATTAGACTAGATAAGGAAGGTTATTAATTTTAGAGTTTTTAACATATGTTATTCTTATAATAAGATAAATGTTTTATTTAATATTATCAAAAGAAAAAGACCACTCCGTAATGGGGGTCTAAAAACTAAGGTAAACAAAAGGTAAACATTGTAGTTGTAAACCATTGATATATCAGTGTTATTGTATGTCCTCCTGGGACGTCTATAACAAATCGTAGGTTGATTTTTAACCAAAAAGAAAAACGCTTAAAACCTTGGGAATACTGGGTTTGGGGCGTTTTCCCTTTTTTTGAGAATACGTTAGAAAAGGATAGAAAATGAAAAGTTTCTACACATTTTCTACACAAAATAAGGTGTTACTAAAACGTTTGGTGACTGTTACAGAACTAAGCCGCAATAAGGTTAGTTGCATACAAATTGCCGAGCAGACTTCAAGACAACCTATATTCCATTAATTTTTAATAATCAATCAATTCTTTTTTAATCATTTAATTAGTGACCTTAAAAAGTGCAGTTTCCCGATAAATATTTTATTAATGTAGGGTTTTAAAAAATTTGATCATTAAGTTTGATTAGTTTTGAAAAATAATAAATGTGTTTATAAATGTAATTGATTTATTCAACAAACGGGCCATATTGTTGAATAAGGGGGCCCGTCAGATTTATGCGGATATACAAAGTTAAGCAAAGGAATGTCCCCAAATCCCGCTTTGGGGACTTTTTTTCCTTCAACTAACAGGGTCGTTTAGTTGAATAAACACTTAGAAAAAGAGACCGCACCTGTATATTTTGGGTACTGTCTCTTTTTCCTTGATACCTTTATTTTTCCTACAAAGTAAAACTACTGATTGTTATAATTACTATTCACTATTTTTCGGGTTTAATATAAGGAACCATTTTTGCAGTTGCGCCTACTGACGCTCCTCGAATAAAATCTTGATTTTCTAACGCTTTAAAATTTTGCGTTTGGCCGGTCAACATTACCCCTAAAATACCCACTTCATTCCACTGTTTATTTTTATTTAATTTTAAAAACTTCTGGATTGTTTCATCATTACCATTGTCATCATATATTTCGAGCGTATCAATAAAGCCTTTGTAAAAATCTTTATCTCCCTCTTTCAGTGAAGACGGTGGAACAAATCCATAAACTGGCGTACCAGAAGGTCCCGTACTTTCATCAGTAATTCGTGAGGTCATATACAACCATACGATATTTAAATTCTCGGGTATCTTTGCTTCTATTTCTTGTAATGTATACGGTTGATCAAAAGAAATAGCAACTTCCGCCACGTAATTTTCCATTTGTGAAACTTCACTTAGTTCGTTTTGTACACCATCAAAATAAGCTTGAATCGAAGGATGATAAAATGTAGCCACTTTATTCTTTGTTTGTTTATCATACTCATAAAAATCTGAGCTGGACCAATAAAATCCAGGTGTTAACTCGTTGTGATCAATCTTACGGCGAAACCAATCATATGAACTTGTAAGTGTGCTCCATTGAACTACATAGCCATTAATATTTTTTGAACGATTCGTAATAATGTTACCACCAAACGTTGTTGAATTAGCCGTTACTTGAGAGTCGATTTGAATATTCGGCTCGGCAATTGCATTATGTAAGAAAAGTGAATCGTGAAGTCGTGTAGAACTTTTGGCTGCAAAGTAGTTGCCTGTTTTATATAAGATTGGTATTAGAATAAGTACAACAATAATTGAAGTAATGATAATCTTTAGTAGTTGTTTTCGTTTAGCTTTTTTTAAAGCAGTTTTAATCGAAGTATCCATTAATGTGTCCCTCCTATTTGTGAGTGAATAGATTTACGTGCACGATATAATTTTTGTTTGACACTGTCTTTTTGAATGTCCAAAATAATAGCAATTTCTTCATACGTAAAATCGTAGTAATACTTTAAAAAGAAAATTTCTTTATATTCTGTTTTGACATCTTTTAATAAATAGAAAATCTCATTTTTATTTAATATGACATCCAATTCAAGATCTGCTCGCTGTAGCTTTGAATAGATTTCTTCAGATAAGTAAATGTTCTGTTGCTCTTTCTTCCTTTTCAAGTCAATATATTCATTGAGTGATACTCTAAAAAACCACGGACGTATATTGTTTTCTGTTAGGTCGTCCAACAATAAATACACTTTGTAAAAGGAATTTTGAATAATATCTTCCGCATCCTCTTTTTTGGCTCCTTTCGTTAGTAACAGGCGGAACACTTCCTCTCCTAACTTGATAAGATAGGAGGCTAGTACATCTTCTTTTTTCATCTTTTGCCCTCCCTATAATTAAACAACGAATGAGCGTTTTAAAATGTATACACTTTATACAAAAAATAAATATTATGTACGGTTTAGAAATATTTATAAATTGGATAAGGTAGCGATTCACAAGCATTTAAGACTGGAAAATAAACATATCAGGGGTAGTAACTGCTACCCTGGAAGCTCTATAATTAGCGGTTCTGTTTTATATCGTTGTACACAAGCTGTTGAACTTATTATACTAGTGAAGTAGTTTACTTGAAGATCATTGAGTTGCATTACAGCTCTTATTTGCTTATTAGGGGGATGCGGTTACAACGTTAAGAGAAGAATTGTTCCCAAACAGCTTTGTGTGCTTTTTTTATCCAACTGACGGCGCAGTTGTTTGTAGCGTTTAATTCAACCTTATGAGTCAAGTCTAAAGTGATATATCCATCGTCTATTGCATCTCTTACACATGCTCTGATATGTGTATTAAGCTTGCGTACGTTTTCTTTTGATGTTACCTTTACCATCATTTTATAGAAGAAACTCCATATAAAGAACGTCCTGTGCCTTTTTATGATTGGTTAAATGAAAGGGATAGCCTTCCACAATTAATGGTGCATGGTGAACCAGTGTTAGGTAATTGGCTGGAATGGTGAATGGAAAATTTAACCAATGTATTTTATTTAAGGTAATATTAATACGAACAAAGCAAGCTTGTTGAGGAGGAGTATAATGCGTTTTCTTTTTTTGCTAAGTATTGTTATATCGGGAATTGTAAGTGTTGTCTGTTTTGCATTCACTAATATGTCTACTACTTCATTCGATCCCACAGGTGACAATTTTGTTGGAGGAAATGGAAACCCGGGTTTAATGTTTGTTATGTTTCCAATGTTAATTATTCTTTATTTTTTCTTCGCAGTGATGTTTGTTTTTGAAAAGTTACATGAACGTTTTTCAGTGAAAAGGAAACTATTTCAAGCTTACTATTCAGCGGTGTTTGTGCTGATTTCGGGAATGACGATTTACCAAATCGTTTCATTTCGAAATGAAATCAATCCATATTTTGAATACGAAATATCCTATTTAAACCCTTATTCTAATCATTTATTTTTTAACTTTTGGACGTTTATAGCCTGCCTTTGTCTTTCAGGATTTTGCTCATTTTATATAAAGAAAAGAATGTGAGATAGTTTGTACTTAAACTCCCATGAAAGAACAATCTTTCATTTTCTGTGGTTTAGCGATGATTTTATGAGACCTGAATGGGGTGCTTTAGTTGAATAACCAAAAACAAGACCACTTCAATGATCAATTCCTTAACAATGCGTTCTTCTAGATAAGTTAATAAAGAAAATTACACATTTATATGGTGTTACACAAATATTACACAAGACACAATATAAACCTTGGTACTAAAAGGATTTAAAGCTATAATTCAATGTCCTCCTGGGAACGTATTAAGGTTCAGATAGAATAAGTTTGAACCAACTAAAAAGCGCTTCAAATCCTTTAACATTAAAGGTTTGAGGCGCTTTTCTTTTTTTGAATGAGAATACAGAAGAAAATGAACTATGCAGGGAAGTCTTGAATGGTTGTTACAAGCTTAGTTATAAAATGAAAGCCCACAAATAATTGTTGACAATCGCTAGCATCGGTACAACCTGTTGCTTCCCAAAACAGATCATCGTATATAATTTGTTCTTTATGTTGTGTCATTTGTTTAGTTAGTGCGTCATGGTGGTTCGTTTTTACAATTATTTTACGCCAGGCACCCAACCTACATTACGTTTCATCATGTTCATTAGGGGCTCTGGAATGTTATTCTCACGGCTCATATCCATTTCCGTAATAATGGGTTCACCAGCGGCTACTTTTTCCACCCAGTGTGCTTCAATTAATAGCTCACGACCAAGTGCAAGTAAATCAGCACCTGTTTCCGTCGCTTCTTTCGCATCTTCTGGTGAATAAATTGAACCAACGCCGATAAACGGTATTCGACCGTCAATGACGCGTTTTAAAATTTTAATACGGTTTTCTTTTTCACCGCTATAACGATGTGCTTTAGAGCGGAAATCACCTAATGAAATGTGCAAGTAATCGAGCTTTTCATCTGCTAAACGATTTACAAGTTGAACCGTTTCATCTAGCGTGATGCCGTCTTCTTCAGGCTCTTCTGGGCTAAAACGATAACCAATGATAAATTGATCATTCGCATATTGCGCTTTTGCACGGTTTACACTTTCGATAATTTCTAATAAGAATGTCATACGTTTTTCAACAGAGCCACCATAACGGTCTGTGCGTTTATTTGTAAAGCCTGAGAAGAATTGTTGTAATAGATACGTATTTGCACCGTGAATCTCCACACCGTCAAATCCTGCTTCAATGGCGCGACGTGTCGTTTCACCAAATGCTACGACGATTTCCTCAATTTCTTCTACCGTTAATGCACGTGCCACACCGCCATCTGCTGCAACGTTTTCACTTGCACTTACGATATCGCCATTTGGTACAAGGTCACGTACTGCTTGGCGACCGCCGTGATAAATTTGTAAAATTGCTTTTGCGCCACCGTCGTGAATCGCATCAGCAATACGTTTTAAGCTCAAAATATATTCATCGCTATGTGCCGAAATTTGACCTGGGAAGCCTTTCCCATTAGGAAGTACGTAAGCACATGCTGTAATCACCGCACCGACGCCATATGAGCGCTCACGGTAATATGTAATCTCCGCATCTGATACCGTATCATCCGCATTTGCTGAGTAAGTGGTCATTGGCGCCATTAAGTAACGATTACGAATTGTGACGCCGTTATGAAAAGTAAATGGTGTTAAAAAAGTTGTCATGTTATTCACTCCTTCTAAAACAAGAGTAAATTTATAGGATTTAAAAGTCAAAGATCATGCTTACGGCTATTCTCTATTTACTACAACGTAATGAAAAAATCAGTAGAAAGAATGATTGTATGGAGGAAGAGGGGCAAAAAGTGGTCGGTCTAACAGGTGCGGGGATTTAACAGGATGGACCAGATTTTCGTTTGGAAAAAGGTCTTATCGTAAAATATTGATTCACAGCATACTGCCATGATTGGAGCCTTTGAAAACGACTATTCGTTATTTCACCCTTACACAATGCGCAAGATACATCTTGCTTCACGTTAGCCGAACGAAGGACACTTACGTATTCTAATAAAACATAAAAAAAAGCGGCCAAAGAGTCGCCTTTTTCTATGTCTATCATTAGCTTACAATATCGTGTAACCTTTTAAACTAGCCCTCTACTTACGTATCGTAGAAAACAACTCAACATCATCAAAGTAATGAATCGCATCTTTATCTTGGTCATAAATATATAATCCATAACCATTTTGATTTTGTACTATCTCTTTTATTTCACTAGTAGTCAATGGTTTATCTACTTCTATATTAAGAGTAACAATATATTTTAGTGAATTAAATTCCATAATAGCTCCAGGAACTAACCCTGTACTATCTTTGTTTATTATTGAAGATATATTTCCGGGTATCTTTAATTCAAAATAATATTTACTATCAATTTTACTTAACACATCATAAAGCTGAGGACTGATTCTGTAAGAAATTTTAAATTCCACAAATTTATCATTGGTATTTATTTTAAATTCATCAACGCCAAAATTTGGTGGAATAAATTGCTTTTCTAAAGAAATGGTACTACTGACTTCCTCCATTTGTTGATGATTACTTTGTTTTTCCTCTAATTGCTTACTTTGTTTATCTTCAATTTGTTGATTATTATCGCATGCTATCACAAAAATAGTTGATAAAATAACTAGCATAAAAATAAAATATTTACGATTAATTTTTATCATTGTTTAACCTTATCGCTCCAACTAGTATACGTCCATTTTCCTGTCACAGTCTTAGAACTTATTACTTTGCCTGCACTCCATAGTTTTTCAGTTCCTCTTGCTTGTACTGAGTTTGTAAGGTCTACAGGTTCTTCAGCGCTACCAATACTAACAGCATTTAAAGAAAGTAAAGATAAAATTGATGTTGCTAATAACGTTTTCTTCATAAACAGCCCCCATTCAGTATACAAATTTTAACCTGAAATTTTACAAAACTTAGGTTAATGAAATTATATAGTACCTTTTCCTTATTTTCAATTTTTTTACATAATTAAATCTTTAAATTTGTTTTTTAAACAATCGTTTTATAGAATGGCTAAAATTTAGCATCATTTGAGAAACTGATTTGTTTGTTGTCGCACTTATAACATGAAAACACTTAAAATTTCTATTAACTAATATAGGATAAAACAGATTTTGTAAAAAGGAAAAGACCACTCCGAATAAGTGGTCAAAATAGATCAAAAGGGTCTTATTTTATAATGAAGTCGACTTACTTTTTTTCTCATTCATAATAAGGTCTTCTTCATGTTTTGGGCGAGGGGGTTCAGTATGCCCGACACGCTCATTAGGTTTTTTAATATTGGATGGTTTTGTTGACTCGTCTGTTGCAAATTCTGTATCTTTTTTATCCCTTTTCATTTCGACACCTCCTAAAAATAGTATTTAACTTATCTCAATAAAATATCCTTATTTTTTTCAACTTCACATTTTCAAAATTCTTTCATTCCGACCATTAGTGGACAGGCTTTGATAGCGACGATAATGGATAGCACACAAAAATAAAAAAACAGATAACCATAATAGGTATCTGCTGAAATAAGTTTCTTCTAATTAGGATAGAAGGATAATTTTGTGATTGGAATGAGGAATAGCGTCCAAACTAAAGAAAATCGGTGCAAATATTGTTAACATTACAAAAAATAGGTGGCGTAATAAAATAGCCAATACTACCTTAAATCAATACTTCTTTTTCATTTGATATACATATAAAAGCGTAGAATTCGATTTCCTAGAAAGTGGATAACTGCCAGCACTTTTAAGTTAGGGTATTATTCTGGAATAATAGGCAATCTTCAATGTTGGGGATCGTAAAAAATCCTGTTATGTAGAAGGAAATAATAGGAACAGAACATCTTTGATTTAAGTTTGGGTATCAAAGCTGCCTAATACCATAAAATCTACCACTACGCCACTTACGGGGTTTTCTGAACCTAAAACATTAATGCCTAAGACTGTTACACCACTAATATTGGTAACGTTAGCAGAGACATATTTTGCAGCAATGTTCTTTTCTCTCATTTGTACCCGCGGTCTTGCATTAATCGATGAATTGGTGGAATAGACGCTTGACACTGCGTAGTCGATTGTTGATAACAGTGTATTGCCCGTAGCTAAAGCATTGTCTGTAAAATAAAACGTCGCTACACCATTAGCATCTGATGTAGCTTGCCCATAGATAATACGCTTTTCCTTTTTAGGATTGGACTCGCCTGCTTTAAACACATGAAATAATGTCGGTGATAATGTAATAACTTCAATGCTCATAGCCATCCTCCATTACATTTTACAATAGCCTATGAACTTTTGTTTCGTTTAATACTTTAAATATGCATTATTAAACTTTTCGTTAGAAGCAGACGAATAACACGCGAATTATGGAGAATGCATACTACAAGAAATGAATAAGTAGTAAAATATAGGAATGGATTGATTTAAAAAAACTGACTTAAGGAGAGAATACAAATGGGCAGGAAGCGAAAAACCTTACCGAAAAATTTCGAGGAACTCATTGAAATAGGAGATCTATCAGCGTTAAAAGAGGTATTTTTACAATGTGAATTAGATGCTCGTGGTGGTTACAGTAAATCAACAGCTTTAAGTTTTTTTAAAGTACCGAATGATTTGGTTCGCTGGCTTGTGGATCAAGGGGCTGATATTAATGCGCGTGATAGTTACGGAAGAACGGCTCTACATAAACAGGCAATGAGTTGGTGTGGAAATATTGAATTGCTGCTTGAGTTGGGTGCAGCGATAGAAGCACTGGATTATCAAAATGAGACACCTTTATTTGCAGCGACAGAGTCATTTAATCCAAATGCAGTTTACACATTAGTTGGCAAAGGCGCAAATCTTAGCGCAGAAAACAAGATGAAACAAACACCCTTAGAAAAAGCTTTGGCAACCTGTAGAAACATAGATATCGTCAATATGGCAAAGGTTGCAGAAATTTTGTTAAACGCTGGAGTGACTGTAACGCAGGATATGCAAAACGCTATTAAGCGAATTGGAGACGATTTTGAATTTCACCGAGATAACTTTAATAAGGAATATTTGAATCAAACGGATGAGGCACTTTACCGTCTATATCAGCTATTTGCTGTTCCCCCAGTCGGAAAACGAAAGACGCATGATGGCAGCTCTCCAATAACGGTATCTACAAATGGTTGGCAGGCGCAGCATAATGAACTATGGGGTTTACTCATTCCTTCACAAGGCCATGCGAAAACCATACAGGGTGAGGTAATTCGTATTACTGGTAAAGTCGCTTATGAAATTTTAGATAACGGTGGCATCAACTGGGATAATCAATATCGTAAGATGCTCCAGCGTTTGGGCCATTATTTTCGTCTGGGCACGCCATTAAACCTAGCTACCTTGCAAGAGGCTGAAACATTAGTGAAAGAACTTCACAACGGCAATGGTTGTGATGAACCTGCGAGACTGTGTGAACTAGCTGTGCACTGGGTACTTAGCAATCCGAACCCAATAAGGTTGGAACAGCCAGGTTATAAGCGATAA